CAGGATAGGACACACTTCAGGTTTGTTTAGTTGTCGGTAGTTGGGCAAATCTTTTTGTTGTAGATACTTCATTTTGTATTGTCGATGTAAGTTGCTGAGTCTCCAAATATATCTCGAGCTGTTACAAGTGGTCTACTTGTATCATCCTCAATGCTAGAAACTTTTCTGTGTTTCTTCTGACATTCCTCAATATATTTTTGAGAATCCAAAGCAAAGTTAATTGCTTGTTCGGATTTATTATTTTCCTTTTTCATTTCTTTTTCTTCTTGGATTTATTTTGTTTCTTTTTTATTCCGTTAGTTAATAATTTTGTTGTTAGCATTTTCTCTACTCCTTTTCCCATGGTATTTGATTTACTTCTAAAATCTGTATTCTGGCACCCTTCTTGGTTGTGCCGTATCCCTCCTTTGTAGGTTTAGTGGGGCAAAGATAACTGATAGCTTTCTTTACATCGTGTGCCATCTTAATAGTGTACCCACGATATTCAGGGGGCATATCAAAATGTCTATATATTATTTCGTATTTATTCATTGGCTGAAACAACCTTTAGAACCTTGGGATCGAACCAGAAGAACATTTCTCCCTCTGGCACCTTGCTGTTCCTGTACTCCTTAACTTCTGCTGTACAAAACTTGCTCCCTTGGATCCGTACAGCATGACTGTACTTATTGTTCCAAATATAAAACACAGTAGGCATCTCAAGTATTGTAAACTTCTTTTTACGATACGGTATCCTAATGTGATTGTAGGGATAATGATCTTTGTTCCAATGAGTTTTAACTTCACACTCAAGGTAACACAGGCCTTCGACAATAAGGTCAGGACCGTAGATGTCAGGGTTATCAATGGCTTTATATCCATTGGCTTTAATATATTTTTTTGTAGCTTCTCTAGCATTTTCATCGTATTTATTATGTAGTTCTTGATTAAATTTTTTGTGTATCATCGTAGATAATGATAAAGTTTCCGTTTGGTTTTAAGCCTATGATGTTGTAGTCAACGAACTCAATGGCTTCTTCATATGTCATTTCGTCTTGGACGAAACTTAATAGTATCTTTTCGTAGGAGTAGACTAAGGTATCTGTCTCCAACTCTTTGCCAACTATGCAATGTTCTAGTCCGTCTAAATTTATGTTAGGTACTTCACTCATTTCATTCGTGTTCCCCAATATAATTTAGAGCAGAGCTTTACCATATCTATGCCGTGTTGTACCTGTGCTTTAGTCCACTTCTTGTGGTGGTGTTCACAGGTATCAACGTCTATGCATACTGATATACATTCAGGCAGATAGCTTATGCCTTTGTCCTGTTGTAAGAAAGAACTTTCAATAGCTAACTGATAGCAATCCTTGTCGTAGAATTTTGGCTTTCCTCCCTTGCAACTTCTGCATTTGTAGTCAGCCAAGAAGTAGTTCCCTTCTCCGTTTCTCCAACGTCCGATGAAATCTACAGAGCCTGCAGTCTTTACTTTGGAACAGGCAACCACGGCTTCGGCTTCAATAGGTTTCACGTTGTGTTCCTTGTACCAATCTGCAAATGGCTTTGCCCAATCATCCCATATACTTCTATCCATCTCATCAATAGTAGTGCCAAAGGGATACTGAATGTCGAACAACACGTAGTCTTCTATTCTTTTGTGTACGGCAGTTCCAAACTCAGAGCTTGGTATAAGTTCTCCTGATGTTGGATGCTTACGTAGTCCGTAGACTAGATCTGCAACGTCCCTCCAATCCATGTTCGGATACTCTCTTGCAAGTTCCGTTATCTTACGTGGCTTGTAGATCCCATCCAAAAATGGATCCTTAATTACAGATAAGACAGTCGTAACAGAAGGATATACCTGCCTCTTTTTCTTAGCTTGTGCAGGTGTAGTTATATCCTCCTGAAACAACGTCTTACTTTTACCGTACTTGTAGAAGTGTGCCATATTATAGTTCACCCTCCTCTACGATGTCAGGTATCTTGTGTTCACTTTTGTTTATTCTCTCCAAGAGTAATACAACGATGGCTTGATCCGTTACCAAATCTTCCATCTTTTCTCTCCAGTATTCCTCTCCGTTATTCTGTTTATCAAGAACTAGGTTCTCGGCACAGACCTGTATACTATCTCTAATTTTTTTGAGATGTTGGTCTACTGCATCTAGCAGTATCCGTTTTTCTTTTTCATTATTTATTACTATCATAAAATAGAACACTCTAGTTTGTCAGTAGCTAACCTTTTAATTTTCTTTATGTCTTCTCTGTCTAGTCCTGTCTCTCCATTGTACTTAGTTAGATGCTCGGGTATCCATACCCCTAGCTTGTCATCTCCGAAGTCTCTGTACCACTCTTGTATCTCTACTGAATCTATATCTATTTCGGTGTAGTACTGAGTAGCCGTGCTGTTTCCGTAAGGATGTTCTTCGGCACAGTCTACGAGATCGTACTCTATAAGTACTTCTGCTATTATTGTATAATGTTCTAGGTCTAGTTCAACCTCTGTTACAGTTTCTAAATGTTGTTTAGTAGTAGTCATGTGTCTTGTCTTAATTGTTATTTTAGTATAGTCAACCCCTAATTTCGTAGGAGTATTCCTGCTTCTCCGTCTGCAGTCAGTACACCCATGTCTATGAGTTCCTTTGCAGTCCGTCCGTAGTGTCCTTGTAGTTGCCACACTTGCCCTGTTTTGATCAGCATAGCAAACATTTGTAGGGTCTCGACTTCGTCAAGCATTCCCATCTCGTAGTCTATTATCTTATCCATCGGATGCCCTTTCGTTTAGTTCCTCTACGAAGTTTACGACTAGGTTACGTAGTCTGTGGTATTCAGTTAATGATTCTGCATCCTCCCATAGAAGGTAGTCATCAAATGTGATGTGTTTAATTATGACTTCAGTTAAGTCATTGTCTATTGATGTGAATATATTATCCATTGTAGTATTTAGTTGTGTTAATGTGTATTCTGCCTTCGGACTGTACCTCTGTACGGTAGAACTCCTCTAGCCAGTCTTTGTTCTCTTCTTCAAAAGCTCTATCAAGCTCGTCATACCACTCTTCGAGTGATTGTATTGGTTGTATTTTGTATATGTCTTCCATAGTAGTTATTTGTTATATATTTTAGTTACGATGAACTCTTCACGTGTCTTGTCTCCATCTTTGAGTTGTTGGTTTAGTTCTTCGTAGTTATCGTAGTAGTAGAAGATTTCGGAGTCAAAGTCCTCCTCTTCTTGTGTCAACTCAAAGTAGGGCTTGTCCTCTTCTATGAAGTTAGGTCTGCCTATGGCTACAGTTCGGACCATAGAGTCTGATTCGTCTTCGTTTGCCCAATAGCAGTCAATGTCGTATAATTGTATGTCTTGTATCTTCATAGTAATTACAGGGTTTCATTGATTCTATCTATGATGTCGTACAGCTCCGTAGCTATGTCTTCTAGCTCGGTTGCTCTCTCTTCCATCTCGTAGTACCTATCGGAATCCTGAAGGTTCTCAGGTAGGTTCTCAGCACAATCTCTCTCGTCTGTGCCTGCTTCTTCAATAGTGTTATAAGCTAACTCTATGTTCTTGATGCTCTCTATTAGAGCCTTTCTTCTTGTGTTATTCATAGTAGTAATTTTGGTTGGTTAAAGTTTAGCTAAGGTCTAGGTCTTCGTTGATGTCATTGAAGTCATCCATTGCTTTCTCTAGGTCTTTAGTAATACTATTTGTTAAAAACATACCCATTGGGAAAGACCAACTTATAAACATGGATTCAACACATCCATCTAAATGTCCCCAAATCTTGCATGTTCTAGTGTTTTCAAGTTTGGGATTAATGTGTCGTAATTTAATTGTGTAAGATTCACAACTAAAGCAATGATCCATAATATCTAAAATATCAGTTTCTTCTGTTACTTCTAGATAGTCTTCTTCGGCATCCCAACAACCGACAACAATCAAATTGTTTTTCTTTAGTTGGTGGATTAGGCTTCTAAAAGCCTTCTTGGTATTGTCATTAAAGAAGGCTAGTGATGTGTGTTTTTTTGTAGTATTCATTGTAGTATTTTAGGTTAATAATTTAAGAATGGACATAGTATTGCACATTAGACCTCAAAATACGAGAACCAAATTGTAATCCAAAAGGGATAATATGTAACCCAAACAGTATCAGTACATGTCAAAATGTTACGTAAGTCGTTGATAATCAACGGATGAGACTGAATCTCATTTCTCCATAAAGGCACCTCAGAGGCTCTACACGGCTTCCGATTTCGTCTTGGACATACCACCTGTACAAATCTTTCTAGAGCCGTACGGGCAAAATCGACTATTTTTTAAAATTGAGTTCCAGTTGTAAACATGTGAACATATGTACACTAGTTATCAACACGTTATAATGTTCTATGTGGAACAATCTGTACCCAATCTGTGACCCTAAATCTGGTAGTGAGATTGCAGAGATAGTACCTGTACACCAAGAATATAAATATCACTCATAGCACGTACAAGTCAGCCAAGTACGACTAGTTGCAACTAGTATACTAATGTACACTACGGGAGGAGGGGGTCAACAAGCAAAGCTCGGCAGTACGTACGTATTATAAGGGGCCTCTAAAAAAAATAGTGAACTCATCGGCCCTACTATGTTATTACTTTCTATATGTATAAACAAAACAACAGCCTTGAGGGGCTGTTTTGTAGTTGGATCTATGTTTATGAATTACATAGTTGCTATGTTTATACTATGTTAGCACGTGTGTAAACCCTGTCAAGCAAAAAATACTTGCATTGTGTACAAATGTATAATATTAATAGAACGTAAAGTATGGAGGAAGACAAGAAAGAGTTAATGCAAGAGATCGGGGAAGCCATAAATGAAGTGGTAAAGGTCAAAGAATTACAGAATATCAAGAGTCTTAGTAGGTACAATCCGGAAAAAGTATCTAAAATACTTTACTTGTACTCTACTGGAGTAAGCCAGACCCGGCTTGTAAGGAAATATGGTATCTCTAGGGACACGTTATTGAACGTATTGGTAGATTATGCAGACCACATTGGTAAACTAAAGGACTTAGCAGGCCGTATATCGGCTAAGAACTATATGAATATCTCTTCTCTAGAAGAGGATTTAGTGGATAAAGTCCGGGACAGGATGGAAACGGATCCGGAAATGGAGGTAACGTTCCGGGATCTGAAAGAACTTTCAATAGCAAAAGCTAATGCATTTAGGGAAGCTATGTCATCTCGGGGTGAAGCACACAGTATTACGGAGGACCGTAAGATAATTACACAAGATGATTACGAAGAGACCATCAAAGCAGCCCAAGATAGGATAAAACAAATAAAAGGAGAGGTAATAGATATAGATGATTGATGAAGACTACGATGAACTATTTGACAGGATCCGGGGAAACCTTGGAGAGCACTTCAGTAATTATATGTTTATAGTTATGGACGATGACGGGGACTTATTCTATGACTATTCCAACACTAAGGTTGGCCGGATGCTATTATACGAAGCAAACAGAGATATGCAAAGTAATCCCGGAGTAGATATAATCTGGGTAGAGGAAGAAGAGGAAGAAGAAAAAGATGGCAATTAACTTTAGTAAGCATCCATATCTGCAACCTCCAACGGACGAAGAGATTATTCTCTTAGCAGAAAAGGATCCAAAAATGTTAGAGGCTTTGTGGAATGCCCACGAGGGTAGGATCAAGGCATCAGAAGAAGATCCATTACGGCACGGATTCGATTTAAATGGCTGGGCTCGTATAAGATCTGGGTTAGAAAAAAACAATGAGTGCCTTGTACTCGGAGGTAACAGATCCGGAAAAACAACAGGATGTGCAAAGATACTGATGGAATCAGTCACCGAAAATACTGATGGCCATCTTGTATGCTTCTCCCAAAATGCAGATACCTCTGTTAAGGTACAACAAGCTGCTGTATGGGATATGATTCCCAAAGAGTTTCGTAAGAAAACAAAGGGTATAGAAGGGTATATAAATTATTCTATGCAAAATGGTTTCACCGGTAGTAGTTTTATCTTTCCAGATACTAGAACAAGAGTTGACTTTAAAACTTACACACAATTTAGTAACAATCAAACAATCCTAGAGGGTTTTGAGTTTGGTTACAGAAGCCCAAATTATCTCAACATAGGAGCATGGCTTGATGAATACCTTGGTGATTCAGCACTTGTTAACACACTTAGGTTCCGACTAGCTACAAGAAATGCTAAGATGTTGATTGGGTTCACTCCTATTGATGGATACACACCTTTCATCTCTGAATTTTTAAAAGGTGCCGAGACGTTAGAAACTAGACCAGCAAAGTTACTGCATGACAAAGAAGTTCCGATCCGGCAGTACAGTACGTCAAGAGATGCACAGATTTGTTACTTACATTCAGACGAGAATCCATTCGGAGGATACAGTCGTATAGCTAAAGATCTAAACGGTAGACCCGATGAAGAGATACTGGTCCGGGCCTACGGTGTTCCGGTGAAGTCCATGACCTCGTTGCTACCTTTGTTTAACACAGAGGTAAATGTCTTGTCAGATGTACCCAACAAATACGACATGATATTTCCTAACATAAAAGAAAACCCAAAGCAGTACAGTATATACCAAGTTGTTGACCCTGCTGGTGCCAGAAACTATACAGCACTGTGGGCTGCAGTCAACTCCAAGGGTAATATATACATCATGAGAGAGTGGCCCGACCGTAATACCTACGGAGAGTGGGCAATTTTCGGGGATCCCAAATGGAAGCAAGGACCTGCTTCGAAGAAAATCGGATACAATGTAGAAGGATACGTACAATTATTCAAAGACATCGAAGAAGAGCTCGGAGTAAAGGTGTTTGAACGTATAGGAGACTCTAGATTCTTTGCAAAAGAAAACGAAAACAATGATGACTTGTTTAAATCGTTTGGAGATTACGGAATGCATTTTGTTCCGTCAGACGGTAGAATGGAAGAG